TCCTTTCTCTTATCTGAACGGGTTCAAACCGAATCAGTTCGATGTCCTGCGTCTGCGGACATAACGCTCGGGATTGGAATGGTTCAACCGAGATTGGAATCGGTCACCCAGGGGTCAGGTTCTTATGGGCCTGCAGTTGCTGCATGGTCGGAAAGAGTTCTCTCGAGGACGCTCTTTGATTGGCAAAAGGTGGCGCTCGATGGTCAGTTAACTCATGATGAGAATGGCGACCTTGTCTTTCGTGAGGCGTTGACTAGCTGCGCTCGACAGAACGGCAAGTCGGTTGCCTTGACAAGTCTTTGCGGATTCTTCTTGACGGACTGGTCAGCGATGCGCGGGAAACCTATTCACGTTCTTTCCGTTGCCAACAAACTTGATCGCGCGGTTGCAATCTTCAATGAACTTGCTCCGGTACTCGAGGCACAATTTGAAGGCCATGTGACTTGGTCGTATGGACGCAACAAAGTTGAGATGCCGAACGGGTCGACGTGGGAAGTCCGCGCTGCAACGCCGAACCTTCACGGCGGAACCTACGACCTAATTGTGGTCGACGAAATCTGGAATGTGTCCGAGGAGGTTTACTTCGACGCGTTGCGCCCGTCGCAGATTGCGGTCAAATCTCCCCTTCTTTCGTCCTGGTCAACTTCGGGCGATGAGTCGTCTAAGACAATGCAACGATTGCGGGAGGCAGCAATTGGCGCGATAGATCAGCAGAAACAAACTCGTCTTTACTTTGCCGAATGGAGTCTTCCGTCTGTCGACCCGAACGATGAAATCAATTGGGGCTACGCCAACCCTGCCCTTGGTCAGACCATCACTCTTGAGGCGTTGCAAGCAGCTGCGGAAACTCCTGATCGAGCAGCGTTCCTCCGAGCGCATTTGAATCTGTGGGTCTCGTCGGCGGACGCTTGGATTCAGCCTGGAGTCTGGGACAAGTTGTTCACGGAATCAGATTGTCCGACAGGGGGCGTCCTTGCGGTGGACTCAGCCACAGGCGGAGAAAAGTATGTGGGCATTCGTTGCGGACTTACCGAAGAAGGCAACATCATTGCAACTGTTCAGTTCTCCACAGAGTCCCTCAAAGAGATGTGGATAAAGATAAATGAAGCAATGGACGCAGACCCGAAACTGCGACTGGCAATCTCGCCCGCCCTTGATCTACACACTCCAGAGAAACTAGAACGGCGACGTCAAATTTTCGGCTACGCCGAAGTATTAAAATTTACGGGTTTGACGCGCTCGCTCATTCTTGAAAAACGCATCTACCACCGAGGCGAAGAACTGCTTGCAACCCATGTCAACCGCGCCGTCCTTGCCCGCGCCAACGGTCAGGTTGTGATCAGTAGCCAACGCTCCCCTGGGCCGATTGAAGCAGCGCGACTTCTTGTCGTTGCAGCCGCACTTGTTTCCCGCCCGTCAAATACTGGACGCGCAGCAATGGCGTTCGGAAGGTAGTTGCATTTGCAACAAGTTTGTGAGAGACTCCATCCGTGGCGTTCTTCTCCCGAAAAATCACAACCGCTGAATTTGCATCTTCGCCCGTTAAAGCAGCTGCCGGAGTCGGCATGGCTGGCATCCCTCCGACGTATGCATGGACAAGCGGAGCATTTGAGCAGATCGCCCTTGCTCTTCCGACAGTGTCGCGGGCGAGAGACCTTCTCGCCTCGACCATCTCAAGTCTTGAGTTCCGCCAGTATGTGAAGCAATGGAACGGTACTGAGTACGAGGAAATCTATGTGCCGAACGAGTCATGGATGGAAAACCCTGATCCAAAAGTTCCGCGACAGTTCATCCTTGCAAATACTGTGACGGACTTATGGATGACGGGACGCGCATTCTGGGCGGTCACTTCCCGTAATGCAACCGACGGACGCCCGATGAGTTTCGAATGGCTACCGTCATCAAATATCCAGACGCCTTCACAAGTCGGCCCACAGTTCTTCGGAATGCCAGACGAAATTGAGTTCAACGGGATCCAGTTAGACCCGAACGAAATCATTACATTCCTTGCACCGACAACTGGTCTCATGTATTCAGGTCGACGCGCCGTCAACATTGCGACTCACCTTGACCAGTACGCAGATCGTGCAGCAACAATTGAAACTGTCCCTGGTTATCTTCAGCAAACTTCGGCAGGCGAAACAATGTCTGGCGAAGAACTTGGAGACTTGGCAGCGCAATGGGCGCAGGCTCGCCGTGAAGGCAACGTCATTGGCGCACTCAACAATTACGTAAATTTCGTGGAGTACGACCAGAGTCCGTTGGAAACCAATGCAGCGCAACGCGAATACCAGGCACTCGACCTTTCCCGTATGTGTTCAGTCCCCGCGTACCTTGTCTCAGCCCCGACTCCAGGCGCATCCATGACATACCAAAACGCATCGCAAGCCCGTCAAGACCTCTGGCTTTTCGGTGCGCAAATGTACGCCCATGCAATTGAATCTCGTCTCAGCATGAACGACGTTCTTAGTCGCGGACGCTTTGTTCGCTTCGACACCGATGACCTTCTTGCCATTGGCGATATGCACGACGCACTTGTCGAACCCGAAGTGCCAGACCTTGAGGAGATTCCTTCATGATTAAATTCACCGCCGTCCCCGTCACTCTTGACGCAGCAGCTGGAGAAGATGCACCGCGCACCATTACCGGCATTGCAGTCCCTTGGAATGTTGTCGCAAACGCTTCAGGCCAGAAGGTCATGTTCAAGCGCGGAGCCTTTGACTTGAATGCCAAGCCCGCGCGACTCCTTGAAAATCACGACGGACGCCCAATCGGTATCGTTAGCGAACTTGTCGACCTTGACAACGGTCTTGGCTTTAGCGCAACGTTCTCAAATAGCCAAGCCGCGTCGGACGTTGTCGAACTTATTTTAATGTCCGCTTACGATTCCGTAAGTGTTGGCGCAGTACCGAAAAAATTCAAGTACGACAAAGACGGCGTCATGATTGTTTCATCTGCTGATCTCATAGAACTCAGCGTTGTCACAACTCCAGCATTTGCCGAAGCCGTTATTGAAAAAATCGCAGCCTCCGAACCCGACCCAGAAGAGGTCGAAGAAGAGGCAACCGAAACCCAACCCGACACAAGTCTCCAGGAGGAAACAATGTCAACAGAAACCCAAGTCGAAGCCTCCGCGCCCGACGCCATCCCAACATCACCAATCTTCGCTTCTGCAAAGAAAGAGTTCAAACTTCCTTCCGCTGGCGAATGGATCTCAGCACAGATGCAAGGTGGCGCAATCGCTGCCGAGTTCAACGCTCGCATCAAAGCCGCTGCTCCAGATGTAACCACCGCTGATCTTGATGGCATCATGCCATTGCCAATCTTGGCCCCAATTTACTCGGGAATTCAAGGCTTGAGGCCTGTGGTCGATGCAATCGGCGCTCGCCAAATGCCCGCATCAGGCAAGGTCTTCATCGTTCCAAAAATCACAACCCATACCTCAATTGGTGGGCCACAGACACAGAACACCACAATCACCGCTGGTCAGTTCATTGTTGACGACATCCAAATCACAAAGGACATCTACGGCGGATACGTCGAAGTCTCCGAGGCTTCAATTGACTGGAGTTCGCCAGAAGTTCTCACCGGACTCCTCGAGGACATGGGCAAAAAATACGCCCTTGCAACCGACAACGCAGCCGCTGACGCGCTTCTTGCAGGCACCTCACAGACAACAGGCAACGTCGCACCGACAGACCCTTCAGACTGGGTTCAGAAAGTTTACGCTTGCGCAAACACCATCCTCGCAAATGGCAACTACCTTCCAGACCATCTTTTTGTGTCTGGTGACGTATTCGCGCAGCTTGGAACTTTGAGCGACGACCAGGGCAGGCCGTTATTTCCACAGGTTGGCCCAATGAACGCATTCGGTTCAATGAATGCAGGTTCTCGTGAAGCGATTGTCTTCGGACTTCGTCTCGTGGTTGACACCAACTTTGCCGCGAAGACCACGATTGTGGGTGCAGCAGCAACTGGTGCTTTCCGTTGCTATGAGCAGCAGAAGGGCGCAATCAGCCTGGACAATCCTTCAACATTGTCTCGCACAATTGCCTTCCGCGGATACTTCGCACCGAAGATGATTGACGCAAACCAATTTATGAAAATCCCTCAGTCTTAAACCTGAGACACGACAGGGACTGAACGATGGCTACTTACGATCTCGCGTTTCATACGCGCCTCGATGGGTACGCCATTTTTCAGACCTTCGTTGAGACTGGCATACAAGTCGGGGACTCCGTAACAGTCACAGGCGCAGGCCACGGATTCAACGCAACGGCAACCATCGTCTCAACACAAGACTTTGAATTCATCGGGGTATCTGACGAGGGCGACCTCCAATTTGACTCCGATGTAATTCGTCTTTACCAGTTCATGTATGTCAACGCAGGCTCAGACTTCACTCGATCTACTGCTACCGGCACAGTCCAATTCACCCCGAGCATCAGTTGGTGCACAAATGCGATGGTGCTGGAATTCTTGGGCATTGACGTCGCAACCGCCAACGACACCGCCTTCATCACTACTTGCGTAGCAGCTGCAAACTCGTACATCTATCGCAAGCGTCGCGAAGCGGGATACACAGATTCTCAAAGCGTTGTTCCAGATGCTTCGGTGAAATTGGGCACGATTCTTTATGCCTCAACCCTGTATCGCGAGCGCGGATCAGCAGACTCATTCGCCTCATTTGATGCAATGTCTTCAATCCCCATCCCGTCAACAATGGGACGCATCATGGCTCTCATCGGCTGCGGAAGACCACAGGTCGCGTAATGGCTGCAACAGGAATCCTCGTCGACGCAGTCAACGCAATCAAAACACAACTCACTGCTCTCGGTCTCAAACCCGTAACAGATCCCCGAAACGCGCGCCCAATGTCCGTCATGATTGAACTTCCCGTCATGACTTCGTTTACTTACAACGTCGGCGACTTTCGGATACCCGTCAGAGTCTTGGCAGCCCCTCCAGGCAATCAGGACTCAGGCGACTATCTCATGTCAACTGTTGACACCATCATGAACTCGCCCATCGCAGTTACAGACGCCCGTCCAGGCAATGCAAACTACGGCGGGCAAGATATACCCACATACGATCTCACGGTGGCAATCGCCGTGCGTAGAAACTAAGGAGCCACCAATGGCAACAGCAACATTCCTGTCAGGTGCAACCTGCAACATCACCCCAACTGGCGGAGTAGCCGTCGACGTTTCAGATCAACTTTCCTCCTGTGAGGTACTTTTGGGCTTTGAGCTGCTCGAGAGCACATCGCTAGCAGATACTGGCCGACAGGCGGTGAAAGGTTTGCAGAGCGTCTCGGTCAATCTGTCGCTATATCTTTCATACGGCTCAACCGAAATGGAAACACTTCTCAGCGCAATCGTCGCTGCCGGTTCATGCACAATTGTTGTGTCACCATCAGGCACGACAGAGTCTGCGAGCAATCCAGAGTTTACGATTACGTCGGCAACACTTGACGCCGCTCCAGTGATAATGAGTTCTATCGGGACCCTTGCCGTAGCCACAATTTCGTTCTCAAACGGTACTTGGGCACGAGACATTACCTGATAATTGAAAGAGGGAAACAATGAAAATCCGACTACAAGTAACACCGATTGAAGGAGACCCCTATGAAGTCGAAACGAATCTATTCGTTGTCGTCGCATGGGAACGCAAATTCAAACGACAAGCATCCAGTCTCGGTAATGGCATCGGCGCAGAAGATCTTGCATTCTTTGCATTTGAATCTGCTCGAGCTGCGGGAATTACAACCCCGTTGGCCTTTGATGATTACATCAAAAAGACAAAGTCAATTGAAGTCATCTCAGAGGACTCACCGTCTTTTACAGAAGCGGCAGTTTCCGACGCTCACTAGCGGAGGTTCTTGTCGCGACTGGATACTGGACACCCGACATCCCATTCGACACAGACGACCTTTTCACGGTTGTTGACGTGTTGCAAGAACAAAAGAAATCACGGCAAAGACGATGACAACGAACACAACCATTGAGATTCAAGGACTCAAGGAAGCGATTCGTTCTCTTAACAAAGTTGAGCCTGGACTCCGCAAACAATTCGTTCAGGATGCAACCCGCATTGCACAACCCGCAATACAAGAAGTGCAACGCAATTACGCGGTTGTCAAAGTTCCGCTTTCTGGTATGAATCGCCAATGGACGCAAAACGGCAAAAAGATATTCCCGTTTTCAGTTGCTCGAGCAATTTCTGGAGTCAAATTAAAGGTAGACGCTTCTCGAGAGGCAACTTCTCTTATTTACATCACCCAGACAAATGTCGCAGCCGCGGTCTTTGAAGCAGCGGGACGAGCAGACAAAAACAATCTTGGCAATTCACTTGGCAGTCTTCGTCCTGGCACTACTCGTATTCTTGGGCCTGCCGTCTTCCGCAAGCGCAGAGAGATAGAACGCGAGATGCTGAAGGCTTCAATGGACGCCATTCGGCTCGTACAGAGAGAACTTGACTAATGGCACTTGCAATTCCAATCATCACAGAATTTGACGGCAAAGGAATCAAATCCGCCCTTAACGAATTTAAGAACCTTGAGTCCGGTACAGACAAAGTCGGTTTCGCAGCAAAGAAAGCAGGAGAAGTTGCCGTTGTTGCTTTTGCAGCGTTAGCAGTTGGCGCAGCAGCTGCGGGAGCGGTTCTATTTAAGGCAGCACAAGCAGCAGCAGCAGACCAAGCAGCACAGGTTGAACTTGCCAACGCAATCAAGGCGAGCACAACAGCATCTGACCTGCAAATTAAAGGTCTAGAAGAATTTATAGACAAGACTCAACGCGCAACAGGCGTCGCCGACGACAATCTTCGTCCGGCGCTCGGGCGTCTTGTTAGGGCAACAGGTGACGTCACTGAGGCTCAAGACCTGCTCAACCTCAGCCTTGACCTATCCGCGAGCACAGGCAAGTCGGTTGAGGCAACAGCAAATGCGCTTGCAAAGGCTCAGGAGGGTTCTTTCGGTGCTCTTGCAAAACTTGGTGTCGGCTATGACGCTGCAACATTAAAAGCAGCAGGATTTGAAAAAGTCCAAGGAATGCTCGAGGATCGTTTCGGCGGTTCCGCAGCTGAGAAAGCAGCAACCTATGAAGGCGTAGTTGCTCGCCTCAAAATCACCCTCGGAGAACTCCAGGAGTCAATCGGCTACAAGGTGCTTCCCATCTTGACAAAACTTGGAGACTCAGCAGTCCGGATCGCTGAAGCATTTGGTCTTAAGGGCGCAGCAGGAGGCGTTAACCAACTTGGAAAAGAAATCGCAACACTAGGCACAGACGCCGACGGCATGATTAACACATTTGGCAAAATCTACAATTCAATTGCTGGACTCGTTAACGGAATCATGAACGCACTTGCCATTCCTCTATCGGTAATTAATTTCTTGCGCACAGGCGACTTGGGGAATTACAAAGTTAAAGGTCTTCCAACTTTTGATCAGTTAACGGCGCAGAACCCAATGTCTAATCGTCCCGTCTCGACGCAACAAGCCGAAGCAATGTTTGCCGGATCAACTATTTCTGGCGCAGCAGGCGGAGCGCCTGCAACTATCCCACCAGTACCACCGAAAGCATCTAAGGCTCCACCGTCAATCTTTGACAACACGTCAGGCAACGCAGGAGGCTTCGAGCAAGCAGGCATCGGCGGTATCGGCCCATTTGACAACATCACAATCAACCTCGACGCAGGACTTGTCTCATCGCCCGCAACCATTGGCCAAGACATCATCGACGCAATATTGGCAGCGCAACGCGACTCAGGCGTTGTCTTCGCACCGGCAGCGACACTGTGACCGTCCCCACATATCAAGTCCTCGTCGGGTTCCAAACGACCACAGGATTCGGTCAACCATTCCAACTCAACGACGCCGTCTTCGGTCTGCTCAATACAGGCACCCTCGGCGGTCTCGCCTATGCCGACCTCACGTCAATCGTCCTGTCAGTCAACATCAGGCGCGGACGCAATCGCCAACTTGACCAGTTCAACGCAGGCACCGCACAAGTCGTCTTCAACAACAATTCGAGAATCCTTGACCCGCTGAACACGGCCTCGATCTATTACCCGTTCGTGTTGCCTCGTTCGCCCATCATTATCTACGCCAACGGCACCCCTATCTACACAGGCTTCGTCGAGGACTGGAACCTTGACTATCAGAACGCCAATCAGGGTCGAATGGTTGCGCGATGCGTTGACGCGTTCGGCACCCTGGCAAATCAACAACTCAACGCCTTCACCCCGTCCGCAGAGTCATCGTCAGCCCGTGTCACAGCCGTTCTAGACCGCCCAGAAATCGCCTATCAGGGCGCAAGGTCTATTGGTAGCGGAACCTCAACTCTCGGCGCTTACGCGGTCACTCAGGACACGAACTGTCTTTCGTACCTTCAACAAATCAACACCTCAGAACAGGGGTATCTCTTCACGGCAGCCGATGGAACCCTAACCTTCAAGGGCAGGTCAAGTGTTCTGAACCCTGTTGCGGGCGCGTCGTTCACGACTAACGGCACAGGCATTCCGTACATGACTCTCGTCAATCAGTACGGCTCTGAACTCTTGTACAACAACATTTCGACACAGTCCCCCGCCGGAGCCGTCCAGACCAACACCGACCCGACGTCAATTGCTCTTTATCAGTCTCAGACGTATCAACTTTTGCAGCTGCTCAACTCGACAACGACAGAAGTCAACGGTCTTGGCGCGTACCTTCTCGGCAAATACCGCAACCCCGTCGTCCGCTTCACAGGCGTCTCATGCGAACTCGCAGCACTTACCTCGGCGCAATGGTCAACCATCTTCGCCATTGACCTCACGTCAATCGTCACAGTCCAAAAGGACTACTCAACCGGTACACCAACCACAGAATCGCAGACCCTGATTACTTCAGGAATCGAACACCGAATCGTTCCAGGGTCTCATATTGTTTCGTACACTTTTGAGAGTACGGACGGCAACCAATACCTGACGCTTGACGATGCAATCTTCGGAACGCTCGACAACAACCTTCTAAGTTTCTAAAGGAGACACAACATGGCAGACCAAACATTCACATCAGGGCAGATTCTTACAGCCGCGCAAATGACCACTTTGCAAGCAAACTCAGGCTTAGTGCCAATGACTCCAACTTCAGTGAGCGGAACAGGCGTATCGCTTTCGGGCAACACCGCAACAATCACCGCTGCAAGCACTGCGTCAATTATTGGATGTTTTACTTCGGCTTTTACCAACTACGTCATGGTCTATAACCTGACCGCAACATCTGACTATCTTCGAATGAAATTGCGTACCGCCAGTGCTGATATTTCAACTGGATACGGAAATACACAGGCTTTTATTACGGACAACAGCACAACGGTTGGATTCTTGAACTCTGGGGCAGCATCATGGAATGACACTCGTTGGTTGATTGCTGCCAACACTCAAGCCTACGGAACAATGACTTTGTACAATCCACAAAAAGCAGCAAGCACTTTTTACACCGCCGACGTTTCGACAATAAGTTCGACAAACAGTATGCGCTTATTTGGAAGCGGCCGAAACACCGGCACAGATGTCTGCACAGGACTTACAATTTTTCCCGACACAGGAACATTTACAGGAACTGTTACCGTTTACGGATACCGTTTGTAATGCGTAAAAGCCTAATTCTATTGGTGTTTTTAGGGTCGCTTACCGCTTGCGCAGACCGCGAACGCCTTAACTGCCCACCAACAAAGAACAAAGCCCTACGAGGCGTAACCGAAACAATCTCAACAACAATTGCACCTGCCTACGGCACTGGAGGGAAATGCACATGAAACCAGACAACAGACACAGCAACGAAGAAATTAAAGCACGACTCATCTTTGTCGTAGCCATCGGCTTAACGCTTGCATTCGTTCTGTCAATCATCTCACTTCTTTACGGCTTACTGTTTGTGACTCAACCTCTCGAGGTTTCGCCTAACGACGATGCTGCATGGTCAGTCTTGTCGCCAATGCTTGCTACGTTAACTGGCGGGCTCTTGGGGGTATTAGCGGGTAACGGCCTCAAGGATCGTCCGAAAGACCCACCTGCACCATGACCGCTCGCAAATATCCCTTCTACCCTTCGTGGGACGGCAAAGCCACTTCACCAATTACAAAGAAATTCTTTGATCTATGTCAACGGCGTTGGGCATTTACGAATCTAGGAATGTACGTCAACCGTCCGATGCGCGGTTCTAAAAACCTCAGCGTCCATGCGACAGGCTTCGCAGTCGATATGGGTTATCCCGCAACTCGAGCAGGAAGAGCAGCTGCAAAAGAAGCATGGGAATGGCTCGTCAATAATTCAGAAGAATTGCTCCTTTGCGAATTGCACGATTACTCCTTCCGCAACCCTGCACAACCCGAATCAGACAAAACCGCATGGGGTAGGGGCTATCGCTCGTCGCGCGGGCCAGGGCAAAAAGGCGTCAAATTGTTTACCTCAAAAGACAATGCCGGAACCCCAGGCGGTGTCTGGCTCCATGCCGAAATTTCCAACGAATGGGAAAGTCCAGAAGCATTTGAAGCAGCATGGAGAGCCTTGCCGAAACCATAAATCGCCCGAAGAAATCACCCTCTTCGCGCTAGACCTCGGGACTAACTGTGTTTCCCTCATTGGTTCCGAGGTCGAATCCGCCACCTAGACGCTTGCTTGTGTTACAACATCCAGACACGAACAGCGAAGGGAAACCGCTATGACCGATACACAATTCATTTACAGTTTCATAATAGGTTGGGTCAGTTGCTGGCTCTGGCTAAAGATGATGGCCAACCGACCATGATTCCAATGTGGGGCTATATGCCGTTATGGTCTAAAGACAAACTAACCCTCGTCCAAATCTTCACAGATTCGGCAACAGAAGAGATCGTCAAAGTCACAGTCGCCAGAAGGCAGGCTCCCTGGATGACTTTCGCTTCGATTACAGAAGTAGAACAGGTTGATTAAGAGAATCATGGCAATCGCCCTCATCACCGCAATATTCACCGCCTCACCCGCAACAGCAGCTGCGCAACGCGACACCTTCGACAAGTACAACGGCGTCCTGCCGGATCAGTATTACGACGGTCTTGCCCGATGCGAAACTGGCGGAAACTGGCAACACTCCACCCGCTCATACACGGGCGGTCTTGGCATTTACCGAGGCACCTGGCAACGCTGGTCAGACTCCTCAAGCGCTAAAGGAAAGACCCCTGCGCAACAAGTCAAGGTCGCAGACGCAATCGCATTCAAAAGCCACATCAACCCTGACGGCACAAAAGTCTGGCGCGTCGGGCCTTGGGGATGGGGATGCCTCAAAGGGCAGAAATCGTTACAGGCATACATATGCAAGTCACGACACAAGGATGTTGCAAGATGGAAGCGCGGATGCGCTACTGTCCGTAAACACAACTAAACACAGATGAGGGAAACATCATGGAATTAACAACCGACGAAATTATTGCGCGACTGATGAATCTGTCAGTCAAACTTGACGGAGAAATGCGCTTCGAAGAAGGCT